TGAGTACGAGGAATACCCGAAGAACGCCGGCAGCCGCTACGACCAGCAGCACGGCGAATTCATTGAGGACATGTCCTACGACGACTGGAAGGAATGGGCGGAGGAGGATGACTGGTGAGTGACGTCAAGGTGATCTCCAACCAGGCCGCCGTGATGGCCGCCGTGAGCGCAGCCAAGCAGCGCGCCCTGGAAATCTGCGGCGGCAAGGCGGAAACCTACGCGAAGATGCGCTGCCCGACGAACACCAGCCGCCTCAAGAACAGCATCACCCACAAGCAGGAGGACGAGAACACCGAGCTGATCGGCACCAACGTCGAATACGCTCCCTACGTGGAGCTCGGCCACCGCCAGCAGCCGGGTCGCTACGTCCCCGCCATTGGGAAACGCCTGAAAGCCGACCACGTCAACGGCATCCCCTTCCTTCGTCCTGCCGTCGAGGATCACATCAGCGAATACAAGCAAATCATCGAGCGCGAGCTCGGAAAGATCGGGTAACCACCATGCTGGAGAGAGTCTGCAACCACGTGCACAACTACTTCATCCGCTCCGCCTATCCCGGCGAGTATGAGATCACCGGCGGATCGCTGCCGCTCGGTGAGATCCTCAAGGAGGGCCAGCGCTTCCAGCTGATCGGGAGCGACCTGAACGACGGCGTCTACACCTGGCACGCGGACGGCATCAAAGACGACGACGACAAGGAAGCGGCCGCCCTCGCGGACGAAGCCTTCGCCGGTACGATCCTGGCCATGGCCCCGCCGAAGGAGTTCCTGGCCATCGTGGGCGAGATCGCCGACTGGGTGGACGCCTACGGCGCGGGCGCCGACAGCCCCTACCAGTCCGAGAACGTGATCGGCGTTTACTCGTACACAAAGGCGTCTGGCGCGGCCGCAGACGGCTCCGGCGGCTCCGGGTGGGAATCTGCCTTTGCCTCGCGCCTGAACCCGTACAGGACGCCTGGGAGGCTGTTATGAGCCTGATTGAATCCATGATGGTGCCCTGCACCCGGATGATCCGCACGGCGGAGGAAGACGGCCTTTTTGGCCGCCAGAGCGCGTACATGCCCGGCGAGCCGTTCCGGGCGGCGATCCTGAAGCAGGCGACCGCGGAGGGCACCCGGGCGGAGCAGCCGGTCCTGAACGAGCCCTACACCGTGGTGCTCCCGGCCGGCGTGGCGCTTGAGCACCACGAGATCTTCCGGCGCGACGCCGACGGCGCCCTCTTCCGGGTGACCGGCAACCCGCGCGATGCGGAAGCGCCTGTGCAGAGCACCGTGCAGATCAGCAAAACGACGGCGGAAAGGTGGGAGGCGGATGGTCAGTGCGACATCGGCGCTTAACCAGTGGCTGAGCCTGTTCGGCTGGCCGGTTTACGGACGCGACGACGTGCCCGCGAACGCACAGCTGCCTTTCATCACCGCGCCCGTCACGGTCCCGGAGTGGGACCAGAAAACAAGCTACCAGATCCAGCTGTGGGCCAGGTCGACCGAGTATGCCGGCCTGATCCGCAAGGCTGACGACATCTGTGCCGCCGTGGGCGCGGGGCTCCGCATCCCCTTCCCGGGCGGCCTCGTCGTGCTGTGGCCGGATACGCCGCTCCAGCAGCTGATCCCCGACGGGGACTGCCGGCGCGTGCTGATCATGCTGCAGGCAAATGTATACAGTGTGCCGGGCATGTAGCCCGGAGAAAGGACAACGATATGGCTGCACCCGGACTCACGTCTGCGATTCGTGCCGAAGGTTTTCAGAACCTGCAGCTGAACGCCGGCGTCTTCGTCGAAAATCTTGACTATTCTGCAATCACCACCGTGGCGGCCCTCAAGACTGCCGTGGCCGCCCTGATCGCCTCCGGCGACACCCTGGGCATGACCCGCGGCGGCGGTTCCTTCACGATCACCCGCGAGATCCGCACCCCTGAGGTGGACGGCCGCAGGTACGCCTTCAAGGGCGACAAGTTCGTCGATTCCTGCGATGGTTATCTGTCCGGCACCCTGCTGGAAGCGACGCCCGCGAACATCAAGCGCCTCTTCAGCACCGCCGAGGTGACCACCAGCGGCGCGAAGACCACGATCACCTTCCACACGGCGGTCGATCCGGACACGGACTACATCGACCACCTGTGCTGGGTGGGCGACCTGGCCAACGGCGGCTTCGTGATCGTGGAGATCGACAACGCCTTCAACACGGCAGACTTCTCCATGACCTTCCAGGACAAGAACGAAGCGACCCTGCCGTTTGAGTTCCATGCCCACCAGGGCGATGTGCTGGACTACGACACGGCCCCCTGCCGCGTGATCTTCTTCGAGGAGACCACCTGATCATACACACCACAGCCGGAGGCATCCCCTCCGGCTTTTTTTGAGTCAGAAAGGACGGAATCCGCTTGAAAATCTCCGAAATGACCTGGAAGCGCGGCAACGAGGTCATGCAGCGCATCGCCGCGCCCTGCGCGAACATCTGCGACGATAAGGGCATCATCGACGCCGCCGAGAGCGGCGAGACCATGGCGCGCCTGCTGGTACGCTGCATGGGCGAGCACAGCGCCGACGCCTACGAGATCGCCTGCGCCCTGATGGACAAGACCCGCCCGGAGATCGACGAAATGAAGTTCGGCGACGTCTTTTCCGAGCTGGTTGGCAGCTATGACGGGGTGCTGGCCGGTTTTTTTACACGCTCAAAGCCTGCAAAAGGGAGCAGCGGCACAGAATCGTAGCCCTGATCCTGCGGCACGGCTGGCACGGCATGCAGGCCCTCATGTACATGATTGAGGACGACGCCCGCGATACGATGTACCGGGACTATACCGCGACCATGCAGCGGCATCTGGTGCAGTTCTGCTTCACCCACTTCGGCGGGAAGGACTGGGAACCACCGTCATGGATGGATCTCGCGCACCCGCAGGACGACGCCACGAAGAAGAAACCATCAGAAACCAAAGAAGACGCGAAAGCGCATATATACGCATTATTCGGCGCAAAACCGCCGGAAGGGAGGTGACGCATGGACGCATTTACACTGGTCGCCAGCCTGACCCTGGACAGCTCCACCTTTGAAGCAAAGCTCAAAGAAGTCGAAGGCACCATGAACAACGAGGAAACCACCGGCGCGTTCAGCAAATGGGGCGTGACGGTCGGCAACCTGGCCGCGGAAGCGATCAAGACCACGGTCGGCGCGGCGATCGACTTCGTGAAAAGCTCCATTGAGACAGGCATGAACTTCGAAGCGCAGATGTCGAAGGTGTACGCGATCATGCAGGGCCAGGGCAACCTGACCCAGGAGCAGATGGACGCGCTGCGCGATACCGCCATGGAGATGGGCCGGACCACCAAGTTCACGGCCGAGGAAGCCGCGGAGGCGCTGGCCTACATGGCGCAGGCCGGCTGGAGCACGGATGAGGCGATCTCGGGCCTGCCGGGCCTCCTGCAGCTGGCCGCATCCGGCGGCACGGATCTCGGCGAGACGGCGAGCATCGTCACCAACGCCCTGAACGCCTTCGGCCTGAAGGCGACGGACGCCGGCCACTTTGCCGACCTGCTGGCGGTCGCCGCGTCCTCCGCGGATACCAACGTGGCCCTGATGGGCGAGACGTTCAAATACGTGGCCGCGAACGCCGGCACCATGAACATCTCCGCCGAGGACATCGCGCACTCCATCGGCCTGATCGCCAACTCCGGTATCAAGGGCAGCCAGGCCGGCACGGCGCTCAGCCGCATCCTGACCCGGATCGCGACCGACGCCGGCGCGAGCAAGGACACGCTCGGCGCGCTGGGCATCATTACCGAACAGCTCGGCGTGGAGGTCTACGACTCCGAGCACCATTTCCGCGACTGGGGCGACATCCTGACCGAGACCCGCAAGAAATGGCAGGGCCTGACCGACGATCAGGAGAAGATGAACTTCGCCAAACAGATCGCCGGCCAGTATGGCCTGGCGGCCTGGAACGCGCTGATGAACGCCAGCGTGGAGGACGTCAACGAGCTGCAGAGCCAGATCGACAACGCCGAAGGCCGCGCCGCCCTGATGTCCGACACGATGCTGGACAATCTCAAGGGCGATCTGACGCTGCTGAACAGCGCCATGGACGGTCTGAAGATCCTGGTCTCCGATACATTTGATTCCCAGCTCCGCGGTGCGACGCAGAGCATCACCGCTTTCATCACCGGCATTACAGACCTGATCCAGTACGGCCCCGGCGGCGTCATCGAGCGCACCGCACGGCAGGAGGAAAATGCCATCAACGACGCCGAAACAAAGGCGCTCGAAGCCAAGGGCATTGTCTCTTATATGGACGAGCTGGTCGCCAAGTTCGGCGACGCGGCCACCAAAACGGACGAATGGCAATCCGCCCTCGGCAAACTGAAAGAGCTGCTGCCGGATGTCGGCGGAGTGATCCAGGGCGCGGGCGACGACGCCAAGGCCGCCACCACGGCCATCGGCGAATACATCGAGAAGCAGAAGCAGCTGGCGATCCTCGAAGCGAAGGAAGCCGCCATTGGCACGTACCGCCAGAACTACGCCGACGCACAGGTGAACCTGGGCAAAGCCCAGATCAATCAGGAGGTAGCCTCCTACCAGATGCGCGAGGCCGCGCAGTCCCTCTCGCAGTACGTTGAAAAGGCGTATACCGACGCCTATTCCTCCATGATCGAGGCCGTGCAGAACGACCAGGACATGACCGCGGGCGAAAAGCGCGACGAGATCGATCGGATCAGCAAGGAATACAACGAACGCAACCTGAAAACCGCTGCCGAGCTGATGGCCGGTTATGAATCCGGCGCGTTCAG